ATGCAGTCAACGGAATTTAGGATTGCAGGAACATCTGAGAATGCTGCTGCATGATCGACGCACTAAGTTTTAATTTATATTCAATCAAAGAGGCAAAAAAAATGGCTGTAGAAAATTTGGGCATTGCAAGTTTAGGGGTCAATCTCAATATTGACCTTACAAAGTTAGACAAAACGAGATTCGTTAAAGGTAAAAACGGCGCAATCTATTGCGATCTCACAATGTTTTTAAAGCCTGATGAACCTGGTCAGTACGGCGATCATGGCGGGATTCAAATCAAACAGAATGAAGCCGAATCTGCATCAAAAGAAAAGATGCCATATGTGGGCAATGGCAAGGTTTTTTGGGCCAAAAAGTCCGAAGGGTACTCTGCCCCCTCTTCGCATCAGAACGTCGATTCTGGGGCTGCAAGTGCGGCAAAAGCGGCGCTTGTTGACGACGACATACCTTTCTAGTGAATACAAAGCAAAAATGGTGGGCGTGGCACAAAGATAATCCGCACGTTTTTGAATTGTTTTGTGATTTCACTAGCGAATTAATTAGCGCTGGGCATGAAAATTATTCAGCTAAAGGTGTTTTTGAGCGAATACGTTGGCATACAGATGTTGAGACATCTGGCACATTTAAATTGTCAAACAATTATACGCCGTACTATGCGCGCCTCTTCCATCATTATCACCCAGAACACTCTGGATTTTTTAGACTTAAAAAAACTAAAGAGGAAAAATGAAATTCTGGCTATCAACAGTTGAGGTGATCGAGCTTACTGGGGCAAAGTCCAGATCAAAGCAATTGAAAGTGCTTGAACATTTGGGCTACTCTTACAGAGTAAGGCCAGATGGCACTTTTATTGTCCCGGTCGAGCAATTTACGATGCCAAAACAAACAGAGTATCAAATGGATTTTAGCGGACTTGGTTAAGCGAAACCAAAATAATAAAGTTTATCCGAAAGGGTGGCGTGTTAGAAAACAACGCCGCTTGTACCGCATATGTTTTAGAACATCAGACGCTAACAAACATTACTGGAACAACCAAACAGAATATTTATTAGGCAGCGGCGCAACTTTAGGTGTTGCTGAAAAACAAGCCTATAAAATTTGGACTGAAAGAATCGTAACAACAGATAAGCCTTTTACTCTTCAAGATTTGTTTGATCGCTACGAATTGCAAGTTATTCCTAATAAGGCAGCAGCCACCCAAAAAAGTAATCGCCAATCTTTTAAACGTCTTCGAAATGTATTCGATCTAAAGCAGCCTGTGATCGATTTTAAAACCCATCAGGCGTATCAGTACCGCGACTATGTAGGAAGCAATTTAAGCGCAAAGAGAGCTAACCTGGACGTTGAAGTACTATCCCATCTGTTTACTAAAGCCGTAGAATGGGGCTGCAATATTCAGCATCCGATAAAAGGAATTGTTGGCAAAATCTCTATTCCAGATAGAGATCGTTACGTTGATGATGAGGAGTTAAAAGCGTTTCTGACTGTTTGTAACGCCATGCAAAAGGTTTACATTCCGCTAAAACTTGCCACGGGTAAAGACAAATCAATGTTGTTGAGAATTAAACTAAACGACATTACAAGCGAAGGTATAAAGTTTCCCAAACGACAAAAGACTGCTGGCAAAAAAGGCGGCAAAGCATCTATTGTTTTATTTGAACATCAGGGTGAATCAACAGGGCTAAAAGACATTATCTACAACATCATGTACTGGCGACAACGCTGGTGCAGAGTGCAAAGCTTTTATCTGTTTGCCAGCAGTACAGGCCAGCCACTTATTACGGAAGATGGTATTACAAGTAACTTCGATTCGCAGTGGCAGCGTACAATGAAAAAAGCGTTGGCAACAACATCTCTAGCCGAACGATTTACCGAACATGATCTAAAAGCAAAGACCGCATCAGATGCAGAAAACGCTGAACAAGCGTCCAAATTACTGCAACATCACAACACATCAACAACTCAAAGAATCTACCGCCGAAAGCCCGAACCTGTTGTCCCATTGATTCGATAAGCGTACCCATCTTTTTTGTAAATACACGTAAACTATAAAGAAAATATTGCGTTTTATAGTACGATTATGGGTACGTTATTTTAGCAACTAATTGATTAATATAGGATTTATCGGGAATATGTAGGTGGCTTCGAACCACTTGGTCGGGAGTTCGAATCTCTCCGGGTGCGCCAATTCATTGAGCTGTAGAGCAGGTAGATTTTAAAACGTACCCATTAATGGCAAACGTACCCATGTTTAAGGATTAAATCCTAAACCCAGCCACATTTCAGCTTCTGCATCTCGACGTTTTATTAGCCCCGGAAGTATCTGCCCAGCGCTTTTATTCCAGCGTTTCATTTCAAAAACAATGTCGCCATCAATGTCTTGATTAATGACTTTTAGCATGGTGGATTCTTTAAGATTAGTACCACCCAGGTTAAACACCCAGCTCGACAATGCGTCAAACTGATGCTGCTCCAACGGCACATTTACTAGTCGGTGTATATCCTTCGCACAACTGTGTAGATCGTCGTCTAACCACGTTTCTGCTTGATCCTGATCAATGTACTCACCCTGCTCTACACCGGCTGTATGGCCCCATCCTAGCGTCCACACGTTAGCAGAGCATTGATACGCTGTTAAACGTAATCCTTCGAAATGCTTTACCAGTTTTTTACAATCTTCAGATGCTACCATTTGGATTTGTTCGCCCAGAACGCGGCGCTCATCTTGCCCTTGGCTATATTCTTTCTATGCCGCGCTTTGAATGATCGTGATCTCGCAGTATCAGTTTTATCGCCTGTTACGCCTTGTTGTCCGTAACGAATAGTCTTCACTTTGTCGCCCTCTTTAGCGACAACAACGTGCGATTTTGTTGGATGATTCGGTGTGCGCCTTGGTTTGTTGAACCCGGTCACTCCGATTCTTTTGAACAATGATTTTTTATCTATCATTTACCAACACCTTTCACTCTTTCGAGGCTTCGCATACCACCTAAACCAAGCATACCCATCAAGACCGGGAGCATTGTTGATGTATCTGCCTGGGGAACAACAATGCCGAAAGGGGCTGATAATGGACTAATTAAAAAGTTAACCGCAAATCCGGCAACGCATACCCATGCGGTTGCGGGTCGCCAGCTAGATTGGAACCAGTTTCCTTTTGCTTCTTCTCTGTTAACCGCAATTTGCGCCAGAGCAATTTCTTGCGCGTAACGCTCTGACATTGTGGCAATTTCATGGGCAATCTTCTGTTTCGTATCTGCGTCTGGGATAAACTTATCTAATAAACCTGACACTGGCCCAATCAAAGCATTAACAATGCTCATCCAAATTTACCTGCTACAAACAATCCTATAATCAGAGGATAAATGCCCCACAACATTATCTCTAATCGCTTGAACTTCTGGCTGCCCTCTTCTAATCGACGTTCTATATTTTCATAACGAATCGTGCATTCTTTTTCATGCGCGGCAATTTTATTCATAGTCTCTTTAACAGTTGGCATTATTCTTCTATCCAACTTAAATTGTCTTCATCCCAATAGTATCTGCCGTCTTCTGGCATAGGAGTAGGGGCTTCCCAAATACAAGAATCTTCATTAAGAATCCAACTTGGAAACGGTTGCGAAACATAAAAAGCATCTCTAGTAGAGTCGTATGTGCAACCAATACCTGCATAGTTTTTGCGTAGCGGAGTTTTACCACCGGAATGTACACCGCCTTGCGTGTTGTAACTTGTTTGCACCCACTCGCCGTCTAAAGCATCAACCCAATTTTGGTCTGCAACGATTACGTCCGTAACAATTTCATTAACAACTTTTGCAAAATGAGCCATAACAAATCCTATGATGGAGTAAATGTTCCAGACGAAGTAAATTTATGAAAAGTAAAACCACCTGCCGAACTAATCGTCCCACCGCTTGCAGCGGTTCCTCCTGCGTATCGAATTATCACAACACCTGAACCTCCGTTTCCACGAACACCAGAATGGTAATCAGCTCCTCCACCGCCCGATCCTGTATTAGCTGTTCCGCTAGTTGCACTAAGTAAATTAAAGTCGCCAAAATAATTTCTAGCAACGCCACCATTGCCACCACCCGCCGCACCAATTCCTGTAGCATAATAGTTAAGATCACTTCCTTGCTCTATAGACCCGCCACCGCCTCCTGCATAAGTCGTACCATCAAGCCATGCAGTTCCAGCGCCTCCTGTTGAGCCTGTTCTACCCGCATCAGTTTGTGCATTTGGTGGGTTAACACCTTGTGCGCTTGAGCCACCGCCGCCTCCAGACATAGCATAAGTTTTGTTTGAAGGATATTCTGTTACAGAACCTTCTATGCCGTCAGTTCCTGTTGAGTTATAACTAGAGTTATTTGCATCACCCGCAGGTAAATTACCGCCACCGCTTCCTTTTCGAGTAGAGCCACCGCCGCCCGATCCTCCATCCGCGCCAGATAAGTTAGTGAAACGGCCACCACCGCCGCCACCACCTTTTGATTGATAAATAGTTGCTGAACCAGAACCTTCATTAGCAACTATTTTTGAGTCTGCACCGTTTACAACTGAGTTAGCAGCCGCCGCTCCACCAGCCCCAATGGTTATAGCGTAACCAATTGAAGGTATAAAACCTCTTGCTGGCGATGCAAAAAAACCTCCAGCACCACCGCCACCACCGTATTTATGACCCCCAGCACCAGCGCCCGCTACAACAAGTGCATTTATGGATAATGTACGCTGCACTACATTTATTGTGTAGCTTTGACTTGCTGAATTAGATGCTGTATCAGTAACAACGACAGTAACATTTGGCGTGCTTACTGCTGTGGGCGTATATTGAATAAGTCCGGTTGAAGCATTAATCGTCATGCCGCTTGGTTTGACTGACAGAGAAAAGGTCAACGTATCACCTTCTGGATCAGACGCAGTGACTTGATACTGATATAACGTATCTGTCGCACCAGCCGTTACAGGCGAAGATGTAATGCTTGGCCCTAAATTCGGCACACCGCCGCCAACGCCTTTACGCATTGAAAAAAATGATACGTTGGCACTAATCATGCGATTAGCGCAAAGATGTTAGATGCAGTAGTGGACGTAGATTTAACCCGCGTCACACCGCAAATAAAATAAAAGTTATCAGGCACAGGCACAGTAATTGTGTCGCCTGTTTTAGTTATAACAACAATGTTTCCTTTAGTACCTATGTACAGCCCTATTGCCGTATTACCAGTGCCGACATTGTCACTAGCATCGCTAGGCGTAACTGACACCCATGTTGATACTGAACCGTTTAAACTTGCGCCTACGCCTTCGAATGGATTACTCATCTTCTTTTACCTCATACCCAAATATTTTAACGTCTTGTGGATTGACCATTATCGGCTCACACCACGCCTGTTTAGCTTTGTAATTCTCTTGTCTCTGGCTTAACTGTCGCGCATCATTTAAACAATGCCTCTGGTTAATCCAATAGCTTGTTAATATTGGTTCTGTATCTAGCACTACATACAAAGCAAAGACGATGATATTCATTCATTGCCTAGTCCTTGGTTGGCTGGCGTTGCAGTAGATTTAAAATAGCGCGTGTATCTCCTTTCACTTCGGATATATCATCAACCGCAGTTTCCAGTTGTATTTCGGAGCGTGTCATTTTGTTCTGCAACTCTTGAACCTGGTCTTCAATCTTTTCCACCTCTTCCGTTAACTCTTCAACATCAGATGTAGTCTCAGTTGCTTGCGCCTGTAAAGATGTATAGCTAGCAATTAAACCGCTTGCCAAGACGGCCGCGGGGATAAGAGATAAAAGATTCTGTAATTTTATTTCCATGGTTAAACCTTAAAAATCCCGTAAAACCAAAAATTGCCAAGATTAAAATCGACGTTGTTTATGTCTGTTGCATTGTTTGTGCCGTCGAGGAATAAGCCTTGAGCATTAGTTTTCGTTACCAATGCTTTCATCCTTGTCGATGGTGCGCTAGTAACAATGTTTCCGCTGGTCGTGTCGATCCACTGAATTGCAACTTGAGACTGAGACACAGTTTTAATAATCGGCAGGTAAGGATTGATAATTTCACCGCCGTCTGACCACGGCGTAACCGTTATTGCAGCACCCCGACAGTAATCATGGGACAGTGTTAACGTGCCGTTACTGTAAGACACAAAGGTTGGATCAAGATGTTGCGCAGTGCCGGATATAGTTGCCCAAGCATTTCCGTTATACTCGAGTGTAAAGGCTCCGGTGAATGCAGCGGATGCTGATATAAGAACACGCGACAATCCAACGCTGCCGCCTACTGACATATTCATCTGATTCGCAAAAGTTTCGTCGGGGCCAACAACCATCGAAATTACTTCAGTAAATGTTGTATCGTAATTGAGGGTTATTGTGCCACCCGAGGCGGTTGCGTATGTGCCCGAAACGCCAATCGGTTGGTGGGAAGAATCATTAATAAAATCCCATTGCGTTCTTGTTGAAGAATTTTGCCGAATCGTTCCGGCAACAATGCGAATTTCATCAGATTCAAGATCATTCGTTCCGGTAATTCCGTTTGTCATTCTTGATGCAAGTTTAGTTAGCGCCATGATTAACTACCCAAAGTTGGCTTGTTTGCGGGAAAATCAGCAGTTTGAGGCCATTGCCTGAGACTAATTCTATAGGCAATAATTGCATCGTATTGGCTGTGGTCAGATGGCGTATTGTCAGTAGCGTATAGCTCCATATCACGCCACATACGTGCCTCTTCCTCTGCTGTAGGCACAGGTGTTGTTGGAGCAACAAACGCTTCAACATAATCAAAATTAGCTTTGACCCAAGACTCTTCGCCGCGAATGCAAGGGTTAGTTACGTTTCCGTCAGCGTCTTTTATTATCCATAAATTACTCATATTGTTCTCCTTATGACGGTAAATATTGAATTAGTACAAGACCATCGCCACCTTTTCCGGCCCTTGCTTGGGAGTTTGTTGCCCCGTTTGCACAACCGCCCCCTCCCGCTCCTACGCCTCCGTTGCCACCTGCAATATAATTAGAATTAGAACCAGATTGTTGGGATGCACCACCACCGCTTAATGCTCCACCATTTGCAGCATTAAAAGTGCCCGATCCTACTGACGCTGATGAGTGATGAAACACCCCTGCATTTCCTCCGGTAATTTGACCAAATCCTGACAAGCCAATACCGTCTGCTGCCGCGTCAGATTGTCCTGCACTTACAGCTAAAACAGCCAATGCGCCTGTTCCGTACACTCCAACTGCTCCACCGCCGCCATTTGAACCTGCCCCGCCGGTGTTATTTACATCGCCGTTTAAGGCTGAGCCGCCCGCACCACTAGCGCTAGTAGTAGCAGCACCACCACCATTTGCAGTTAACGTAGCTGATATACCTGTGCCAGAAAACAAAGATTGGGTACCGGCAACAGGCGTTGCTCCACCGCTTACTCTTGGGCCACCTACTCCAACTACCACCGTATAACTACCGCTTGTAGTTACTGCAAGACTGTTCTTTTTACAATAACCACCTGCCCCGCCTGAGTTTAAAGTGCCAGTAGAAGATAAACCGGCACCACCTGCACCAATTACATGAATGCAGACATTCCCATCTTGCGGAGGCACCCAAGTTTGTCCCTGAGTTAATGCAATCTGCGGTAAAGCACCACCACCACCACCAGAAATTAACGAACTTAATGTACTCATATCAGCGCCCATCCTCTATCTGCTGTTGTGTATGCAAGTGTCAAACCCATGTTTGCCACATCTACGGTTAAATCACTAGCAGCGCCCATTACCTTTTTGCCGTTTGCAGCTATTACTGTGTTGGTAAATGCACCATGCGCTATGTAAACAACATCCCCAGAATCAGGACTTGAGGGCAATGTTATGGTTAAACCGGCATTTGCTATGTAGTAAAGATTGTTTTTGCTCGCAGTAGTGCCGTTTCCAGTTACATTGATAACAGTAATTGAACTTGCATTAGCGTCTACATACGCTTTGATTGATTGCTGACTAGCTACTTTAGTTGCGCTGTTGCTTGCAAAATTATCTTCATCAAGAAACGCTGTGCCTTGAATAGAAGTATTAATCGTCGGACTAGTTACAGTAACCGCACCAGCCGCAGCAGATACTGCAAGCGTTACACCGCCAGATGTACCGCCACCAGTCAGTCCTGTCCCCGCCACGACAGCAGTAATATCACCTACAACATCGCTATTGCGGATAAACTTTCGTACTTCTATTTTTGAATTTAATGGGGGTGCTTCGGAAAATGTAACAACTAATCCAGAAAGGCTGTAAGAGCTAACTTGCTGCATCAATCCATCAATGGATATTTGCAACAATCTATTGCTTGTAGGCGCGTCGGTTAATGTAAACGCAGTTTGTGATCCAGTGCCAGTGAACTCATCAATGGTGAGAATCTGAACATTGGTACCACCCACCGAATAATCCAGCATCTCTGGATTACCAGTATTTACATCAAAGCCGAATATCTTTCCCGCCCTAACACTCGCCAGGGGCAAGGTCATATCTACAGACTGAGGCGAACCGTTGTAGATCATAGGCTGATCAAGGGTATTAAGTTTTACAAACCGGGTATTAGAGTTTTGAATTGCAGCCGAATAAACTTTGTCAAAATCATTATTAACGGTCGATGCTAAAAACGATCCGCTGTTTGAGTAATTCGTTGAACGGGTTATGGGCATTGCTAGGAATACAGATACCTTGTCGCCAGCAGTTGCGCCGGTATTAAGCGTAACTTTGCCCCCAGTTGTATTACCCACACCAGAAACAGAGTATAAACCTGTATTCAACAACACATTATTTTTAACAACGGCTATGTCTGTACTAACTAGAATTTTCCAGTTGTATACAAAGTCTTTTTGATTGCTTGTTGCGATGTAATCAAAGCGCGTTGCTGTTTGTGTAATACTCATAATAACCTCATGCGATTATTTCAATTATACCATTATGTGTTATTGGGGCATCTTTTTCTGAGCTTGGTCAATTTTCACTTGGTTGATTTGTTGCGCTAATTCTGGGTATTCACTTTTCAAAAGTTTTTGACCAATATCTTTATATTTAGATACGAACAATAAAATTGCGCTTTGTTTCCCACCATCAGGGCCATCTGTTTGCGCCTTATATCCTGAAGTTTGCATTAATGATTTAAGTGCAGATTTTAATGTTGGAAGACCAGCGTACCGCTCTCCACCTTCACCAGCAGCAAGCAAAATATACCTGTCATATTGTTCTGGGGTTAATTCCACACCGCCAATTTTTCGCCGAACCATAGGTGGCGCTGCCTCTTGAGCAATCATCTCTTCAATAACAGAATCCTTTTTGATGGTTGTCGTGTAGACAGGCGACATGATGTCCGGCCCTAACCCGCCCTCTAGGACGACAACATCACCGAACATATTTCTACGCGGAGGAAGATCATCAGAGTAACCAGGTAATCGTGACTTAACCCTGTCAATAATTCCCTGAACACCCTTTTGAGTTGCCGATAATTCTGGCGACATCACACGCTCAACTGCCGCTAAACCGGATGGTATTATTGTTCCTAAATAATTCTGCACCCACCTCTCAGCTTTATAATTATTGCCTGTAGGGTCGGTTGACGATGAATTAATAACATCTAATGCTTCTGACACGCCTTTTAAATAAGTTTTGCTAGAAAGGTTTTGCGCTAACGAAACGACAGATGCAGTCGCTAATTGAACCGCATCTGCTTCAGTTCCTTGCCCAGTAATCTCAGCGATATCCGCAGCTAATCCAAACAACGAGCCAATCGGGTCTAAACGGTTATATGCATAATAAGTATCGCCAATTCTAAAAGAATATGGTTGCCATCCAATGCTACGCATTTGATTTTTCATTCTATAATCAGATGGGCCACCGCCTGTTATCTTGCCCTCCAAGGAAAGATCGGCAGCAGATGCCATAATCATTGAGCCTGTTGCAATCTTTGCTAAAGCTAAATCCCCTCTAGCGCCACCCGCTGCCATTTCAGTTCTAAATTTTTGTGTGGCAAAACCTAAAGGGGTTCGCTCAACAGTAAAGGTCATTATGTTTAATGGTGTTCTTATAAACGGAGCAATTGTTCGTGTAAACATATTGAGGTTTCGCACACCTTCAACTTTTTTGCCAGCTTCGCCCAACTCATTAGTGAAAGTTTGATACCGTTTGAAATCTACCGCAGCTAAATGGATATTTTCTGGTGGGTTTTCAATAATCTCTGCAACACGCTTTGCAAAATTATCACCCTCTAATCCTTCGTTATAAGCGGTACGAAATGCTTGAGCATTTAATTCCATGCGATATCCAACCGCTTTAAAAAACTCATCAGATGTTGTTAATAAGCGCCCAGGTACACGAACAGCAGTACCAACAAAATCAGCAAATTGACCAAGAACACCACTTTTATTTAAATTCTTTGCGCTAATTGCTGCCCTTTCGTCTACTTCGACTTTATCTAGTGAATCGGATGGCCTGCCTGATTTAAACGATGCCCAAGCTAAACCAAGGCCGTCTTTTGCGCCTTCGACCATTCCTTTTAACATCATTGCAGATTCACCATCTACAACACTATCTCCAAGATAAGATGCAACTTTTCGTTCAGCCGTAGACAACAATGGAACCAACATATTGCTAATAGCGTTAACAGTGTGTGTTGCTGGGTTTGAAAGTAGGGCGTTAATCCATACCTCATAAACCATATCAAGAGATGTTGCTTTGTTTGAATCTCTGACAAACTTGCCTAATTGTTGCGGATCATCAAATGATGCAAATTTAGATGCTATTGCTTTTGATACTTTTGCACCACCTGTTGTTGAAAGCGCCTCTTCAATCGCTCTCTGTTGTTCTTTTTGACCATCTGCCATAATCCTGAAAGACTGTAACGCTCGACCCGCTTCTGCGGTCATTCCAGATACTTGCATCTGGATAGCTTGGTGTTGGGCCATTGCTCGTCTAAATAGCACCAAATCAGCATCTGTTCCTGTTTCAGCGACTTTTGCCAGACGTATAAGGTTTTCGCCAGATGCTACCAATATTTGACGCGCAGCTAACGCCTCTTCAGCATTTGGTGCAACGCCAGCTCTGCGACTTAGAAGGTCATCCACCGACATACCCAGGTCATCAGCTAATGCCTGAGTTTCTTGATTGGTAATTGTTTCTCGCCGCGCATTATTAATATTTACAGAGTCAGCTTCTGCAATTGAATCAATTAAGGCTTTAACATCATCAGTTGTTTCTAAATTATTTAGATTGATGTTTTTAGCATCTTCTGGCTTTGCATTGCCTTTACCCATTTTTACGCCAGGTATCTCAAGATCAACAGATGATTGGTCGGCTAAATCGTCAAATGGAATAAACTCTGCTTCTGCCTCAAGACCCATGCGGATCGACAATTGTTGATCTTCCGCAGCGATATCGGTTAATAAATCTTCCGGAGTCTTATCTAATTCGTCGGCAATCTGTCGAAATTTTCGTGTTCTTTTATAAATATCAACAACACGCATTAATCCATCAGCTACCACGCCTAACCCTAGCCCCTCAAGACCCGCTTTAAACCGCGCTAACGCGTCAGAATCGTCCTCTGTGGCAACTAAATATTCATTAACAGGGTTAGCAAGCATAGGGCTAGATTGTATTAAATCGCTTAATTTTTCCTCAAACGGATCAAACACTGTTGCATCAGTAATAAACCCAGCAAGCATTGGGCGAATTAATTTATTTGCAACGCCAATTTTTTCCAAGCCTTTCATGGCAGGTAAAAACCCAGTCATAAATTGCGAAATACTACGAATTACCGCACCTGTATTACTGTCTGCTTCACCAATTGAAACAGGTTCGTAATCATCTGGAACGAATGGTAATTCCCCGAATGTCTCTCGTAACATACTGGCTGGTTCAGCAGTTGCATCAATAATTCCGGCGAGTATCTGTTGCGGAGTTTCAGCTAAACCTCTAGCTAGATCAGTGCTAATATCAACCGCAGCATTAGCAGCAGTCCCTGCCGCATCAACAATGCCATCAAATGTAAGATTAGTTTCCGCAACTTCTGTTTCTATATTCGCAAATCGTTCTTGCGCTTCTTTTAACCTAGCCTGTTGGCGTTCTTCAAGAAATTCTGGCCCAATGTCATCGCTTGCATGGGCTTGTGTCCCTACCTGTAGATTTTGATCTGCCATCGCTTCCTCTGGGGTCATTGAACCCCCAAGAATTGCCGCAGCAACCGGAATAGATACACCGTATTTTTTAGATATAGAAATTAATGCTTCATCAAAGATCACGTAATTTCTTGTTGCACCGTCACTAGAAAAACGTGTTTGCGCATCTTTGTACCTAATGCCTTTGATGCCCAATTTATTTAAGGCGTTTGATGCTTCTTGTGCGCCATCTATTTTGCGATTATTATTAAATGGTGGTGTATTTTCTGCGGATGCAATTGCAGAATATATATCAGCGCCACGCGCTTCTCTCATGCCAGATGCGCTAGTTTTAATGTTATATAAAGCAGCAATTTCCTTTACCTTGTCACTCTGCTCACTTAATGGCGCATCGTAATCAATCAACTCATCTGGTGAGGCATCAATACCTACTTCGTACATTGAACCTTTATTTTGTGATATGCCGCCGTTTTCTTTAAGTTTTTGTAAAACAGATAAATCATTAGTCGCAGCATCAACGGACTGACTAGAGCTATTATCTTTAATTATTTTCTGCGCCTTTTCGATAGCACTATCAAGATCGCCACCTGTTTTCGCCATATGTCTTCTAATATTAGGGTGATTCATAGACCCATCATATAAATCAAACAAAGTACCATCAGACTTTTTAAAAGACGTATCAGCAGACAAAGCATCCCTATAATTCTTAGCCGTACCCTCACGCTCCGCAAAATAAAGACCATGACCGTATGCCTGTGCGCCCTCACCTGTTCCAATATTGTCAGTAGAGAACTCATCAAAATCATGCGGCGAACCGTGGTACGCCTTTAAACGCTTCTGAGCAACTTGCTCTGCAAGGGTTAATGCAATTGTTGCACCTGGACTAGCCATTATTCAGTCCCCTCCAGCTCTTTTAATAATTGTTCAAATTCTGTTTCCAGTTCTTT